CAAAAAGAAAGGCGATTCTATACCTCATCCAGATTCAAATGAGCCAGATATTAAAATAGAAAAAAAATTACCAATTACTGAATTTATATTAAGCATGTTTGATAGAGAAACAGGTCAATTTCCTAAGGGAGAAACTGCTGTTTTAACTGCTATAGAAAAAGATTATGGAGAAAATTTGATCAATCCTGCCAAGCAATTTATTGAAGCTATAAATCAGAAATTCAGAGAATATAGTGGTTATGACACTGATGCAGACGGTATACTCAGCGAAACGCCTATGCGATTTAAGGCTGTACAATCAGCTAACGGAGAATGGAAAGTATTTGATACTAAAACTAAGCAAGTTGTACACAAAGCATATAATCAGCATGAAGCAGAAGGAACAGCAGAAACTCTTAATAGGCAAGAAACAGAAAATGTTGAAGAAGATTTGATAGATCCTAAACCAAAAAGTGATAGACGCTACTTTGTTGTACCAGATATGGAAGACTATTATGACATCCAAAATGACAGACGATTTGCAGGCAGTATAGAAGTTGCTGACGAAAATTCTGAAGTTATGGTATTGCCCAATTCTCGTTTCCATAAACTTAAAATGATGTATGGCGATAAAGTACATGAAGTTGATCCACAATTCACCCGAACATATGAAAACGATGTAGAAGAATCAGGTTTACAATATTACTTAGGTAAAAAGAAATATGGTAAAGATGGCATGAAGGCACTTGCACAAGCCGGAAGAGATGGAGCCAGTCAAGAAGAGCTTGGAAAAATTAAAGATAAGTACATTGATGATAGTATGGATATTTTGAGATTAGCAGGTGTAAAATGAAAATAAATGAGCTTTTTGATTTAGACAATCCTCTAAGTGCCGTAGATGATGTACTGAGCGGAGCAAGCAAAATGTTTAAAGGTAAAAGTAAAGATAATCGCACTCAAAGCCAATCTCAAACAAAACAGCAAAGTGCAGATAATGCAAATTGGTGTGCAAATCCAAAAAATAAAAAAAATCCAAATTATAAAAAAATATGTAAATAGGAGTTTTATGAAATTATTTTTTACTGTAGCGGCTGTAACTATTTTACTCGCAGCTTGTACTACACCACACAGACAACATCATATGTCACGAATGCATGCGCACGATCATTGCAATTCATGGCAACATCATGATCATGACGATCAACACGGAAGTTCATACTGGCACACACACTGCACAGATGAACACAAATAATCTATCAAATCAGTAATTTAATTATTGACATTTGGTAAATACTCGTGTAGCATATATGTTTGTGCTACACATTTAAGGCAACAGCTAAGGCACATTTAACAATTTATAGAAAGGCATATTATGGCAACTTTAGCAGAAATTCGAGCAAAACTCAAAGAACAAGAATCAAGACAAGGTGGAAACACATCCGGTGGTGATAACGGTATCTATCCCTTTTGGAACATGGCAGAGGGTACTACTGCATCTCTTAGGTTCCTTCCAGACGGAGACAACAACAATACTTTTTTCTGGCGTGAGCGATTAATGATCAAACTTCCTTTTGCAGGTGTAAAAGGAGAAACCGACAGTAAACCAATACAGGTGCAAATCCCTTGTATGGAAATGTATGGCGAGAGCTGTGCCATTCTTAATGAGGTACGTGGCTGGTTTAAAGACCCAAGCTTAGAAGAAATGGGTCGCAAGTATTGGAAAAAACGTTCATATCTTTTCCAAGGCTTTGTAAACGATGATCCACTAAAAGAAGAAACAGTACCAGAAAATCCAATCCGCAGATTTATTATTGGTCCTCAAATTTTCCAGATTATTAAGCAAGCATTAATGGATCCAGATATGGAAGAATTGCCAACTGATTATACAAGTGGTATTGACTTCCGTCTTAACAAGACATCCAAAGGTGGATTTGCTGATTATTCAACAAGTAACTGGGCACGTAGAGAGCGTCCACTAAACGACAAAGAGATGCATGCAATTAATTCATTTGGACTATTTAGTTTAAATGATTTCCTTCCTAAGAAGCCAACTGATGTTGAGATTAAAATCATGCAACAGATGTTTGAAGCAAGTGTTGACGGAGAAGCTTATGACAGCGAACGATGGAGTCAATACTTCCGCCCAGCAGGAATGTCTGCAATGACTGGAGATCCTAATACTAGTGCAAGTTCTACTCCTACTACAACTACTATAGTTGAAACAAAAGAAGAAACTGTAACAGTAAGCGAACCTGTAGTAGCAGAAACTAGTGCAGGTGGAGATAACGCAAAAGACATCCTTGCAATGATCCGAGCAAGACAAGCAGACTAACACACATTACCAGCAAGGAACAAATTGTTCCTTGCATTCTGACTTTTTAAGGCACAATTATGGCAAAAGCATTTGATCCAAGTAAATTTAGAACACAATTAACAAAATCTATCACAGGCATGAGTGCTGGTTTTAATGATCCAACTGATTGGATATCAACTGGCAACTATGCATTAAATTATCTTATCTCAGGAGATTTTCACAAAGGCATTCCATTAGGTAAAGTAAGTGTATTTGCAGGCGAATCTGGTGCAGGTAAGAGTTATATCTGTGCAGGTAACATTGTAAAAGCAGCACAAGACCAAGACATTTTTGTTGTGCTTATCGACAGTGAGAATGCACTTGATGAAGACTGGCTTAGGAATTTAAACGTTGATACAAGCGAAAAAAAGCTACTTAAATTAAACATGAGTATGATTGATGATGTAGCTAAAACTATCTCAGTCTTTATTGATGATTACAAAAATCTTGAAGGAGAAGACAAACCTAAGGTATTGTTTGTTATCGACAGTTTAGGCATGTTACTAACACCAACTGATGTTGATCAATTTGGCAAGGGTGATCTTAAAGGTGATATGGGTAGGAAACCTAAAGCACTTACTGCACTTGTAAGGAATTGTGTAAACATGTTCGGCAGTCATAATGTAGGACTTGTAGCAACTAATCATACATATGCTAGCCAAGATATGTTTGATCCAGATGATAAGATTTCAGGCGGACAAGGTTTTATCTATGCAAGTAGTATTGTAGTTGCAATGAAAAAACTCAAACTAAAAGAAGATGAAGACGGTAATAAAACTTCAGAAGTACAAGGTATCCGTGCAGCATGTAAGGTAATGAAAACACGTTATGCAAAACCATTTGAAGGAGTACAAGTTAAAATTCCTTACGAAACTGGTATGAATCCGTATAGCGGTCTAGTAGATCTATTTGAAAAACAAGGACACCTTGTCAAGGATGGAAATAGACTACGATATATTGACAGTGACGGCAACGAGCATAAAGAATATCGAAAAAACTGGACTGGAGAATTACTTGATATGGTAATGCAAGACTATCCGAAAAAACAAAAAGATATAAATACTCCATCTATGGAAGAGGAGATTATAGAGGATGACGGAACAACAAATAGTTGAAATTTGGAGTTTATTCCGAGAACACTGTGATAAAAAACAGTTAACAGTTGCAGCAGAACATTTTATAGAATTACTTGCAGATTTTGGAACAGCAGACAATACTTTAAAAAATAGTTTAGGAAATTGCAATACTCTTGATATTGCAATTTCCTATTATCTAGACTTAGATAATCAAGAAGATGAAGATTTTTATTAAAAGGACAAATGGGCTGGTATAGCGAAGTTGCAAGAGATATTAGTAAGATTCCAGATGCTATTTTGCATTTCGAATCTGAGTTAAGAGACGCAAAAATTGAATGCAAGGTCAAAGGCAATGTAGAAAAACTTGCAGCAGAGCTTCCGGGTATTGTAGAACATCGTTTCAACCAGTTGCAAGAAATAGAAGCTATACTTAACTTTTTAAATATTGAACTAAGAAAATTACGAAGTTCTTTTTTCAAAAAATATTTAGAAAATTATCAGCGAGCATTATCAAGTAGAGATGTTGATAAATATGTCGACGGAGAAGTTGATGTAGTTGATTTTGAAAAAATAGTTAATGAATTTGCACTATTGAGAAATAAATGGCTAGGTATTTTAAAAGGATTAGATCAAAAGCAATGGCAAATCACTAACATTGTGAAACTTAGAGTAGCAGGTATGGAGGATGCAAGCTTATGATGAAAATTTTTATTGGATATGATCATAGAGAAGATATAGCATATCAAGTATGCAAACACAGCATAGAACGCAGAACTCCTGCTGCTCATATTACTCCACTTATAAAAACTTTCCTTGAACAAGAAGGTTGGTATACAAGACCTATAGATCAACTAGCGTCTACGGAATTTACATTTACAAGATTTTTAGTTCCAGCTTTGACAAACTACACAGGATGGGCTTTGTTTATAGATTGCGATATGTTATTGCAATCTGATATAACTGAATTATTTGATCTAGCAGACGAACAATATGCAGTAATGGTAGTTAAACACAAATTTCATCCAACTCATACAGTTAAAATGGATGGTAGGAAACAAACTAGATATCCTAGGAAAAATTGGTCTAGTGTAATGCTATTCAATTGCGAACACCCTAGCAATAAAATTCTAACTAAAGATTTAGTCAATGATGAAACAAAAGATGGTGCATACTTCCATAGATTTAGTTGGTTAAAAGATGAAGAGATAGGTTCTCTACATCATGAATGGAATTGGTTAGTTGGACATTACCACATAGGTGATGGTAAGCCGAAACTAATACACTACACCGAAGGCGGCCCTTGGTTTAACAAATATTACATGCAAGATCTATCAGTTGAATGGTGTAATGAATATAAAGATATGACAGGTAAAGAGTTTTTAAGGACTGATACAATTGACTACACAAATTAAGGTTGTTGCGTATCTAAGAGGCGTTCCTAGTCCTCTACGTAACACTGACAAAGTTGAGATATTAAAAAACTTCATAGAAGGAGTAAAAAAAAACAAAGATATCGGTATAGCATTTGATAAAATGCATTTGGTTCCTTGTGATGTAGCAATTATGCAAGGTTTTGTGCATGAAGACAGCGCAAGGACTCCACACCTTAACCTACGTAGATCAATAGTAAATAATAGATCAAACAAGCACACAATTATTGTTGATAGTAATCTATTCAATTATGCATCAGGACGTGATAATAAAGGTTATCTAAGATACAGTGTAGACGGTATTTTCCCAACTACAGGTTATTATTTTGATAGAATAAAAGATAAAGATCGATGGCAAAATATTTTACAAGAATCAAATATCCAGTTAAAGCCTTGGCGTAATAAAGGTAATCATATACTCCTTTGTTGTCAAAGAAACGGCGGATGGAGTATGAAAAAATTACCTGTGCCTGATTGGATAGATCAAACAGTGAAAAAACTACGCCAGTATACAGATAGACCTATATTAATTAGACCG